TATCTAAATTCGTACCAGCTGATGATTTAATTGTACCGTACACAGCTAACAGTTTAGACGAAGCAGAATCTATTATTCACGTTTTAAAAATTTCAGAAAACGATTTACGTAAACAACAAGTTGCAGGTTTCTACAAAGATGTAGAATTAAGTCCACCTGGTATAACTGTAAACGACGAAGTTTCAAAAAAAGAAAAAGAATTAGAAGGCACAACTAAATCTGGAAAACCACAACCTATGTATACTCTTCTTGAGTGTCATGTTGATTTAGATTTAGAAGGCTTCGAAGATATTGGTCCAGATGGCGAGCCGTCTGGTATCAAGCTACCTTACATCGTAACAGTCGAAGAAGGTAGTCAATCGGTTCTTTCGATAAGAAGGAACTATGCGCCCAATGATCCAAATAAAAAAAGGATCCAATATTTTGTCCACTTTAAATTTCTGCCTGGACTAGGATTCTATGGATTTGGATTAATACACATGATTGGCGGATTGAGTAGAACTGCAACAGTCGCTCTCCGCCAATTATTAGATGCAGGAACTTTGTCAAACCTACCTGCTGGTTTTAAACAAAGAGGGGTGCGGGTAAGAGATGAAGCAGCACCAATTCAACCTGGTGAATTTAAAGACGTAGATGCCCCAGGAGGCAGTCTTCGTGATGCTTTCTATCCTCTACCATACAAAGAACCATCAGCGACTCTATTACAATTAATGGGTATCGTGGTTCAAGCAGGACAGAGATTCGCTGCCATATCAGAATTACAAACTGGTGAAGGCACACAAAACGCAGCCGTTGGAACAACGATAGCTCTTCTTGAAAGAGGATCTAAAGTTATGTCAGCTATACACAAAAGATTATACGGCTCTATGAGAAATGAATTTAAGTTGTTATCTAAAATTATAGCAACTTATCTACCACCAGAATATCCATACGATGTTGTAGGTGGTGCAAGATTAATTAAACAATTAGATTTTGATGACAGAATAGATATTTTACCTGTGGCTGATCCTAATATATTTTCTATGTCACAGAGAATAACACTAGCACAAACACAATTACAGTTAGCTACATCTAATCCACAGATACATAACTTATATGCAGCGTACAGAAAAATGTATGAAGCTATCGGTGTGAAAAATATTGATCAAGTTTTACCACCACCAAGACCTGTATCACCAATGGACCCAAGTATGGAACATATTATGGCTTTAACAGGTAAATCTTTTCAAGCTTTTCCTGGTCAAGATCACAGAGCACACACTACAGCCCACTTAAATTTCATGGCAACTAACATGGTTAGAAATAATCCATCTATTATGGCTGCAATACAAAAAAATATTCTAGAACACATTAGTCTAATGGCACAAGAACAGATACAATTAGAGTTTAGAGAAGAGTTGTTAAGACTAGCTGCTCTACAACAACAAGCACCAGTCAATCCACAGGCTGCACAGGAGCTACAAATCATTACACAACGTATTGAAGCAAGAAAATCTGTGTTGATTGCGGAGATGACAGAAGAATTTATGATGGAAGAGAAGAAAATTACCTCTCAATTTGACTCTGACCCACTTCTAAAACTAAAAGCAAGAGAAGTTGACCTAAGAGCAATGGAAAATGAACGTAAAAAACAAGCTGATGAGGCAAAAGCAGACCTCGGAAGGGCAAAATTAATGCAAGCTAAGGATATTTCTGATGAAAAGATGGATCAGAACGAAAAATTAGCTAAATTAAGAGCTGGTGTAAGTCTTGCAAAGGCTGATAAACCAGGTATAACTGCAATTGAGGTAGAAGAGTAATATTAAGGAGCAAAAAAACGATGATGAACTATAAAAAACAAAAAATGATCAACGTTCCAGCTGAAAAAGTTGAAGTAGATCCAAGATCTAAGACAACAGCTGATGGTGCTTTCAATTATATCGCAAAACCAGAAGTGGTTGGCGTAAAAGGCACTAAAAGAATGAGATCAGACAAAAGAAAAACAGCTATCGTAGTATAATT